ACGAATACTGTGATGAATACGCAGTTAAACTAGCCTGTAAAATCTTACTGAACTTCTATGGAGTTGAACAAGATGATAACACAAATTAAATATGATGAAATTCATGATGAATACTACTTAGTTCTACCAGATGAAATGATGGAAAAACTAGGGTGGAATGTAGGTGATACTCTTGTATGGACTATTTATGATGATGACAAAGTAGGTGTTAGAAAATATACCGAATCAAAAGGAAATTAACATGAAAGATAGATTTGATTTAGAATCAGAAATTATGTCTATGTATAGCTCTGCAGAAGACCTTAAAACTATAGCAGAAATGATCTTAGACTCTGATATGGTTTACACTAAAGATCGTATTTGGAATACTCTTTGGGGTCTTGCAGAAGTAATGGAAGCTAAAACACGTAAACTTGAAGATACTTTTTGTCAAGTTTTTGAGCTAAATGAGTATGCTCCTAAAGAAGTTAAAAAATTACGTGAAGCTTATCGTAAATATCAAGGTATGTATCCTACCGTAGAGTCTATGACAGAAGAAAAATGGGAAGCTTACTTTGATGCTCTTGACAAAGAAAGAGCTGAAGAAGATAATGACAACGAAGGCATGTAAGATTATTTAATCCCTGCGCTACCTTAGGACGTTGTGAAACGTCCGATTAGCAGGCGGCCCGCTAGAGCCAGTAGAAGAGTTTCGTGCCTCGACTACAAATCTAGCACTTATTAAGCAGGAACTTGTATGGAAGCAAAAACGCAAACTAAACTTAAAGTATACGTAAAAACCTTTGATGGCGTTACTTTTTGGGGTTATGTATTTTTAAATGATAACCAACGAGTTCAAGATTTGCTTAATGACGATCGTAAATTTATTCCTTTTCTAAAAACTCATCTAGAACGTGGTCCTAAGAACGAAGTAACTTCCTCTAGTATAGTTATTAATAAAGATGCAATCGTTTCCATAGAAGAAAAATTAGATACTATTCCTCAATAGCTCAGTTGGTAGAGCAGCAGACTGTTAATCTGTTGGTCCCTGGTTCGAGTCCAGGTTGAGGAGCCAATTTTTAGAAAGTACTCTAAACAGGACGCTGGCTCTGGGAAGTTCAAGACGGGTTGATCACCGACACTGGGCGGAGGGTAAGAGTACTTTCTAAAATATTCGGAGGGTTTCCAGAGCGGCCAAATGGACCAGACTGTAAATCTGATGCGAAAGCTTCGGTGGTTCGAATCCACCACCCTCCACCATTTACACTTTAGGTATATTTTTATGAAAGATTATATACTAAAACACATAGTCTATATAGCTATATCTACTATAAGAGCTAGGGGCACTCAAGAAGATGCTTTTAGGCAAGCAATAAAAATTTTTCCTTCCATCAATGAAAAAACTTTGTTAGATGTAATTTCTATTGTTTATGAAACACAACAACTCATTCCTAATACAAAGGATTAAAAATGTGGATTTTAGTTTTCTTAAATGTTATGTTTACTTTACCATCAGGTTACGATGAGCCTTACGTAGAAGCTTGGTGGGAGTTTGAAACAATGGAAGACTGTTTTAACGGACGAGATCAACTACTAGTTGAACTAAAAGCCTACAATGGAGTTCCTCCAACAGGTACTCAATTAGTTTGTATTAACAACAACAAGAGTAATAATCGTGAACAAAAACGTAACAGTGGAATACTGGAATATCGATTTTGAAGAAGACACAGCTCGTTTTAGTCTAGAAGACGATGACGAAGGTGCTTCTATCATTGTTGATGTTGTCATCAAACCTGAACTAGAACGCCGTACGTGCAGCATTGAACGAGTTATGGACTGTTGGTATCTTTCAGATTACGATCAACGTGTTGAAAAAACACAGATAAGTAAAGAAGAACTAGCCATAATTAAAGACATTCTTGAAAACGAGTACAAAAAATACTTAGGAGAATAATCATGGAATGCTACCTAACCTGGGATATTAGTGGAGAATATCTATGGTTAACCACTCCTTACAAAAACCGTAAAACCCATAAGTGGGAATCAGAACACGAAACACCTCAAAACAAAATACCCGTTAAAAAAGGGACCCTAGAGTTTTACTGCTGGGATGCAGTTAACACTGCTTTCCCTCCTTGCATTTATAAAATTAACCCAATAGAACTACAAGAGATAAAAAAATATGCAGTTACTTAAATTTCATGCAACTTGGTGCAACCCTTGTAAAAACCTTTCTAAAACTATGGAAAACATGGAATTTCCATTTCCTGTAATTGAAATAGATATTGATGAAGAGTATGAAACAGCTGCAGTTTATGGAGTTCGTTCAGTTCCTACGCTTATTCTTATTAACGGAGAAGGTGAAGTAGTAGAACGTATGTCTGATAGTAAAGCTACTCAACAAGAAATCTTAGGTAAATTCGTTAAATAATAATTATAAGCGGGTATGGTGGAATTGGTATACACAGCAGACTTAAAATCTGCCGCTTTCGAGCATGACGGTTCGACTCCGTCTATCCGCACCATTGATAAGGTAATCTTATGCAACAAGAACTATTTCCTGCCGACAAAGTGTTACTACAAATAGCTAAAAAACAAGAACTAGAGGCTAACTTTTACCACTGGCTACAAAAACATTTTGATGTAGAAGATATTCAATACCTAAACTTAATGATTGATGAGCTAGATGACGAAGTCTTTGTCAAAATTGCAGAAACTTGGGCTTCAAATACATTTAAAAACAAAGTATATTACTAGGAGGCCTTGTGCATAAAAATGAAGAAGGCGTGTATTTAGTACATTTCTATGATAAACATGGTAGACGACTAAAAGATTTTGACAAACTTGTAGACAATCTTATGAATTCTATTAATTATGGAAAAGATCAACTACGTGAAGTAGAGGATATAGAATCTTTTATCGTACGCCGTAATTTATACAATTCCATAGATCACAGATAACTAACTACATTTATAGTATTTTATGCCCGCTATATGCGGGCTTTTTAGTCTAAGGAGGACACTATGATCGATATATTAGGTCATCCAATTACTGTAGGGGCTACAGTACTTACTAATGGTTATTACACAGCTTGCATGAATACCATTACCACTGTCGAAAAAATTACAGAAAAAGCAGTCTATGCCCGAGTGCAAGCTAATTGGTATGACTGGGAAACTAAGAAACGTTATAGCGCTAAAAAACTTATGCGCAGACGTCCTGATCAATTTATTGTTATTGATAAACAACTTAATTACAACAAAGAAACCTATCCGGAGAATATGCTATGAGTATGCTAACCCAAACTAAAGACCTTCTACAAAAAGAAGGAGCTTTTACTGGGGAGCAAAACAAACATTTGCGTGATGTAATCAAAGCAATCAGTTTTCCTACCATTGATCCACGAATGAAGGCTGTAGTTGCTGTAGCGCAGATTACTGCTTTTGCTAGCCAATTTCGTCGTAATATCCAACTATGGGATGATGTTACAGAAGTCCCTGTAAACGCTATTTCATTTGTTATTACAGGTTCAGGTGCAGGTAAAGATTCTTCTGTTAAAGCTGCACGTAAATGTTTTAAGAGCGGTTATTCTCTTGTAGAGCAAGCTGCAGAAGAAAAAGCCATTCAAATGGCTATTGCAGCTGCTAAAGAAGAAGGTGCTCCTAACCCTACAGATGAAGCTATTTACCGCCAATACCTTAAACCAGTACCGCCTATTGATATTATGCCTACAACAGGTCCAGGCCTTATTCAGCATATCAACGATATTGGTGAGATTGAGCTAGGGGCTGGTTTTATGTATTCAGGCGAGTTCTCTGATGAACTAGCTTACAACCAAGATATGGTTGAGAACATTAAAACTCTTTCAGAGATCTACGACACTGGTGATAAAGAAGTCAAATACACCAAGTCAGTAGAGTTTCGCTCTAAAGCAATTACTGGTCAGCCAGTTTCTGCTTTGTTTGTAGGCTCACCTGGTCATATTCTTTATGATGAAGCTACTAAGAAAAAGTTTCATATTGCGTTTATGTCCAAGCTAGCTCGCCGTAGCTGGTTCTGTTACGCACCTGATAAGATTGATGAACAGGTGTTTGAAACTCTTGACGAGTTTTGGGCTTACGAAGAAGAAATTGAAAATAAATCTAAACAAGCTCGTGTCGGCATGGATATGGAAAGCCATACAATTGCTGAATACAATCTTGAAAATGCAGGTGAACCACTAGCTATTTCTAAAGATGTAGAGCGTTTGTTTAAAACCTACAAACGTTACAACAATGACCTTGCTGATTTGCTTCCTAACCAAGAATCTACGTATGCTCTAATTCGTAGGCACTTGCAGTGGAAAGCTCTAAAACTAGCTGGCGCTTTTACCATCATGAAATGTGAAAACGAGATTAGTACAGAGTCTTATCTCGAAGCTATTCGTTTTTGTGAAACTCTAGATGGTGATATGGAAGTATTCGAAAGAGACCTCAACAAAGCTCCTCACGAGCTGCTGGTGGACTTTTTCCATACTAAGACACTAGTTGATGGGGCATCAGAAATTAGCACTCACGACCTTAAAAAACAGGGTTTCATGAATAACGTTTCTAAACCTAAGCTCAAAGAAATGATTGCTTTGTGTGCAGGTTACGATCGTAATTCTGTTTACTCTATTATTAATGACGGTGCAGCTATTAAGTATGAGCCTATTGTTAAGACAGACGTAATTAACGTTACATACAAAGAAATTGATTGTACAACTCTTAACAATGCAATTGCAGAAGGCGACTACAACGCTGTACGCCAAGCTAAGCATGATATTGCTACTACCGTAAACTACGGCTTTGAATGTGCAAACACTACGTTTGCTGACCTACCTCTAATGCTAGAGCATGATTACGCATTCTCTCCATTCCGCTTTAAGGATGGTGTACGCCGCAAGGAAAATCTAGAATCAGGTACCAAATGGGTTGTACTTGATATTGACGATTCTCCATTGTCTGCAGAAGAAGCTCATATGATGCTTGGTGATATTAATCATCATATTGCATTAACTAGTGACAACAGTAATAATTTTAAATTCCGAGTACTTCTAGAGCTAGACTCTGAAGTATATCTAGACCCTATTGCTTGGAAACATTTCTACCTTAAGATTGCAGATGACCTAGGGTTACGTGCAGACCCTCTGCCTCAAGCTCAGATCTTCTATTCTTATGCAGGAAGAAAAGTATTCAGTAATCTGGAAGCTTCTCCAATAGAAACACGAGATTACCTCATGTTTGCTAAGGAAAAAGCAACAGATAGAGAGCATCAAAACAAAGTTATGTCTACAGCACAGAAACGTGCTCAGCTTAACGACCCTACGACTACATTTGAATATGCATTCGAAGCCAGACATGGTGAAGGATCTCGTTCTATGTACCGTATGATGCGACATGCTCAAGACCTAGGGGCTACTCAGGAAGAAGTGTTGCAGTTACTGGAAGATGTAAATGACTACTGGGAATCTCCAATGCCAGATGAACGTCTGGAAAAACTAAGAGATCAAGGTAGAAGACTATTCTAAAAGGAAACCGCCATGATTCAACAGGAATACAAAAATAACGTCCAAGAAACGCACGGAACTATTGAAACTACAGGCTTCAGTATTGAAGTAAACGAATCAATGTTCCAGATGCTAACTTCAAATGTTTACAACGATCCCATTCTTGCAGTAATGCGAGAATGGTCTACTAATGCTTGTGACGCATGCATTGCAGCTAATAAGCCTGTAAAATTTGATGTGCATTTGCCTACTTTGGAAGAAACTTACTTTTCTGTTCGTGATTATGGCACAGGTCTTCCTCCAGAAGATATCAAGGGACTGTTTAGTAATCTAGGGGCGTCTACAAAACGCAACTCTGATGCTTATAACGGTACCCTTGGTATCGGTCGTATGGCAGGTCTAGCAGTAGCTGATTCATTTACTGTAGATTCTTATTACAACGGTACTCAGTACTCTTATGCTATTACTATGCAAAAGGGTGTACCTGTTACTATGAATCTAGGGACTAACCCTACTGAAAAACCTAATGGCCTACTCCTTACTGTAGCTTTAGATTTTGATGATATCCCTTCTTATAGGGAACGTGCAGAAAATCTTTACAAGTATTTTGACCACAAACCAACTCTTAATTTGCCAGATATTAATATCGATTTAGATATTAGTGAACATATTTCTGATGACTGGTTTATCCAAAAAGAGCAGGGAAGAAGTTTTAGAGACTCAAACTATGTAGTTATGTCTCAAGTAGCTTACGAAATACCTTACAGCAGGGAAATAAATACAGAAGGATTCCGCAACCTAGTTATTAAAGCGCCTCCAGGTGCTGTAACCTTTAATCCAGGTCGAGAGTCTTTATCTTTAAACAAAGCTACTATCGAGTATCTTAATAAAAGATTTAAAGATATAAGTGAAGAGTATATAGAAGCAGCTAACGATACTTTAGCTTCTTGTACTAGTGATTTTGAATTAATGAAAACTTACAATAGCTTAACTCAAGCTTGCCCTAGTTCATTAGTTTCAAAAATAGATCCTACTCCTCACACTTCTGACTACTTTAAAGCTCTTTTTTCAAGTGGCGTAAGGAGTTACTATTCTCCTAATGTACAACCTACTTTTAAGTATCTCGCCGCTAGCACTGAATTTAAAACCCAGTCAGAATACATGTTAAGCATTGGTTATAAAAACAGCTACTACAAAAATACAAAAATAATGGATAGTGGCAATGCACAAGGATGGAAAGAATTTTTCTTTTCAAAACATGTAATTATTGACCTTAAATCTAAATTTAGATCAGCTTTAAACGAACACTTCTCTCACCAGTCTTTAGTTTCTTGGCAACGCACCCAAGGTACAGACATAGATGAAGCAGTGGTTAAAGCTAAAGAATATTTAGAAGGTATGGGTATTAGCTATCAATTAGCTTCAGATCTTGTTAGCCAAGAAGATTTTGTAGCTAAAGAAGCAGCAGCTCCGAGAGAAGGATTTTATGCAAGCAAAGTTATTAATGGTGATGTTTGTAAAAGTGAAAAAATGGAAGATTGGGAAACTACTTCTAAATCTTACCTTTACTTAAAACTTAAAAACACTACACCTATACTAAACGATGACGCATATTCTTTTGATGAGTATACCACAGCATATAATTTGCTATGTACAGTAACAAATATGCCAGAAATACGAGGAGTAGCTAAAAAATATCAAGATTATGCAGATAGCCTAGATAACTGGCATGATTTTGAAACTTATATTAAAAATAAAATACCAGAAGTAACTTTTAAAGTCTCTGAAGAAGTAGCACCACCATCTATTTCACACCGTTGTATTACTCCAGGAACTAAAGATATGTTCCCACAACTAATTCGTGATTTTTACTCTGAAATTATGTCTTATAGACAATTTACACAATCTAAAGATTGTTTAAATTTTGAGTATGATAAAGCGCTAATAGCTCGTATGGGAGGTAATTTTGCTCCTTATGAGCCTAGAAAAGAAATAGATATGGAAGTACTAGAAACTACTTACCCAAAAGCTATGGAAATGCTTAAAGGTGAAAAATTCTACTACGATATTTCTCCAGAACTTGTTTCTTATATAGCAAACTTAGAGGAATTTCATGCAATACATTCATCTAACCAATGATAGTTATATCATAAAAACCTCTAAAGGGGCTTACACGTTAACTAGGGGGTCGTTTAATTTTAATAAAATTAAACGGCTGCTTTCTAATAATGCTGAAGAAAGTAAAATTATTCCTTTATTAAAACCACCAGTTTTAACTGATGGGGTATATAAAGCTTATATAACACCTTCTGCAGCAGAAATGTATTATGTACATTTTAAAGAAATTCCTGATGAAGGCTTAGTAAAAACGTGTAAACAACTAGATGGCTCCCATGCAGTACACTCTGATGCTGACAAACTTGTTGGTATTTACCCTTCTAAAGAAGAGCTAATTCTTGATTGGCCCGAATACACTATATAGGATTTACAATGACAACTAAAAATTACTTTGAATATAATAACGGAGAAGACGTTACTAATGGGGCTTTTCGCATTAGTGCGTCTCAATTAAGTAAATTCTTTGACCGAACAAGTGAATGGTACCATGAAAACTTGCTAGGTGCAGAAGGATTTACAGGAAACACAGCAACAAACCTAGGGACTGTAGTTCATGCAGGTATTGAAAGTTATGTGTTAGAAGGTTTTGCCAACTACGCAGCTATTGAGGAATACCTATCAAGTATTACTGATCCTGAAATTGACGTAGGTTATATACGTAATCAGTATCCTTATATGATTGAAGCTGTTATTCCTTACGTGCAAGACCATATGCCTACAGAAGTAGAAAAGTTTGTCTTTCACGAAATCCTGCCAGGTATTGGAGCAGGTGGATCTATAGACGCCTTACGTGGGGATACAATAATGGACTGGAAAACTACCAGTTCTAAAACTCCTCCAACTAGATTTTCTCGTAACTATTGGTTCCAACAAATGACCTATGCTTGGGTACTTAAACAACAAGGAATTGATATTCGATTCTTAAAACTAGTGTTTATTACTCAAAATGAAGTAGGGAGAGTAAGCGAGAAAACAGGCAAACCTTTAAAGGATTACCCATCTGAGTACTCTGTAGTAACAGAAGAAGTAACTCAAGAGAGTCTTGATCTTATCGAGTCTTGCCTTAATATTGTGGCTGAATCTGTACAAACGTTCAGAGATAAGCCAGAATTACGCCACCTTTTGGCGCAAGACGGGCGTCTAAAACCCAAAGCTAAACCTATTTTATTCACAAGGGAGTAATTTTATGTCAGTAAAACTATTAATCTCCGCCGAGGCTAACTCCGGTAAGACTACACTTACCAAAAACCTAGAGAACTCTCTGGTTATTAGTCACGATGGTAAACGTTATCCGTTTCCGGTTCCTCATGTAATGGTACCAACTTTTGACAGTGTCAATGAGTTAATCAACACAACTGTAGAAAAAATCGAAGCTTACAAAGATAAGTTTGGTTCTTACCCTGCAACTGTTGTATTTGATTCAGTATCAAAAATTTTTGACACTATCCACGCTAACTGTAATGAAAAGTACAAGGGCTTTCAGATTTACAGTGAGCTGGATAAAGAAGTTGTAACCTTTACTAGCTTTATCGAGAACTCGCTCATTGCTAGCAGCATGAACGTAATTCTTATCTCACATGCTTTGTATGACGCTGATACAGCTAAATACAATCTAGTAGGTAAGGGCTCGTTTGCTAAGCGTGGTGGCTTCTTGGCGGAAGTAGACGAAGCAATCTTTATTGAAGTTAAAAGCAATAAACGTCTTCTTCATTTCCGCTCAGCTAAACTACCAGCGCGTTCTCTGCAAGAGGATTTGCCAGATAGTCTGCCTGTAGAGGAATTTAATCTTCAGCAACATATCGACACATTGGCAGGAAACGCAAGTGCAGTCGATGAGTTTGCACTTTAACTTAAACTAACACAAGGAACAATACTATGAAACTCACAGTATCTAAAAAACAAGACGCTATCAAAGATTCAGGCGGCAATGGCAGCGGTTATATTAACCGTTCTGGTATCTATGATGTAGTTATTAACTACGTACAAGTAGCTCCTACTAAGAATGGTGCCTACCAGCTTAACTTTAATGTTAACAACAATGGTATGGATCAGACTATCTATGGTCCAATTCTTATGGGCAAAGACGGTAAAGTTAATGAAATTACTCAGAACTTGCTAAACCGTCTGTGTATTATTGCAGGTATGGATGACGGTCAAGAGATCGAAACTGAAACTGCAGAATTTCCTGTAGGTCGAGACCAGAAAATGATGGAAATGGAAATCATTCCTGAACTGTCTGAACTTCCTGTTAAAATGCGTGTACAGATGGAATACAGCCTCTGGAACAACGATATACAGGAACGCAAAGGTATTAAAGCGTTTTACCGTGAAGACGGTGCAACAGCTGCCGAAGCAGAGTCTGGTGAAAACATCGGCCGTCGTCTTGCACTTGACGAAGAGAAGTACGCCTCTAACGTCACTTACAAAGACGGTTTGACTGAAGAAGATGTAAAAGCTTGGATTCAAGCCCGTATTGACGGTAACTCATCTTCTACTTCTGCTCCAGCTAAGCCAGCTCCTAAAGCTGCTGCTGGTGCAAAACGTCCTCTCTTCGGTAAGTAAGACGGGGATAACACATGGCTGTAAAATTAGATGATATAGCACTAGCGCAGTTATGTGAGGAATTTAATTACCATGTTCCCTCAATAGTGCAAGCTGTTAGGGAACGTTATGACGACTATATTGTAAGGTCTGATAGAATTACTAAACGAGTTAACAAGTTAAGAGAACGTGGTATTTTGCCATTAGACTCTGGTAACTATGTTAGTAGTGGAGAAATTCTAAAAGGCTCTTCGACATTATACGATGAAGATGGTAATATAAAACTTCAGTGGGTAAAAACTGATGTAGAAAAAGAATCTCAAACAGAAGCTTTACGCGAACTAGTTGAGAATCTTATAGAAGAGCTGCCTAAGTTTAAGAAAAAACCTTTTGAAAAATCGTTTACTTCTAAAGACCTTATGGCAATTTACCCGCTAGGTGATCCTCACGTAGGCATGAAAGCTTATAAAGACGAAGCTGGGGATGACTGGGATCTCAAAACTGCACAAGAAGTATTCTGTGGAGTATTTGATAGACTAGTTAAAACCGCCCCTAGTTGTGATCAAGCAGTCATTGTTAATCTTGGTGACTTCTTCCATAGAGACAATGTAGCAGGCGTTACAGAGCGTCACAGGCATAATCTAGATACAGACGGTAACTACATTATGATGGTAGATACCGGTATTAAAATTATGATTCAGATGATTAATTCTGCTCTTGAGCACCATAAGTCTGTAAAAGTTATTAATATTATTGGTAACCATGACGATACTGGTGCAATGTTCTTACAAGCTGCACTTAAGCATATGTACGAACATGAACCTAGGGTAGATGTTGATTGTACTGCTTCTGTATTCCAGTACTTTCAGCACGGATCTTCATTTTTTGGTGTTCACCATGGTCATACTTGTAAGGCTGATAAGCTTCCACTAGTTATGGCTACAGATAAACCTAAAGAATGGGGTCAGTCTGAATATCGTTACTGGCTTACAGGTCACATCCATCATGATACCCGTAAAGAGTATTCAGGATGTACTGTAGAATCGTTCCGTACTCTTGCTGCTAAGGATGCGTATGCTTATTCTGGCGGATACCGTGCAGGTCAAGATAGCAAAGCTCTTGTTATCCATAAAGACTACGGTGAAGTCGAAAGGCATACGATAAATATTGCACAAATATACAAGTAGCCATTTTGTGTAATTAACTAATGCCCCTCTTAATTGAGGGGTACTTTTTAATAAAGATAATTCATGAACCTAACAAAAGAACAACAAGAGGTAGTAGACTACGCAAAGCAAGCTACAGGACAAGAACTTATCTTGATTGACTCAGTAGCTGGCAGTGGTAAGACTACACTACTAAATGCAATTGCAACAGAACTAGGGTCTGCCCCTGGTTTGTACTTAGCTTATAACAAAGCTATTGCAACTAGCTCCAGCAAAAAGTTTCCTAAACATATTGATTGCCGAACTACACATTCATTAGCCTATAAAGCTACTGTTGTACCTTTACGTTTAAATGTTGGGTTTTTTGGAGCTAAACAGATTGAAGAAAAAATTCCTTATTCTGATAAACACGCTCTAGCAGAAGATATTAAAGAATTTTGTTTGTCTAGATTTTTAACGTATGACGAATATGCTGAAGAGTATAATCGACCTAACGCTACTCTAGCAAATAAATACCTAACTCTTATGAGCACAGGTAAAATTGATTCTTCTCATGACTTTTATCTAAAACTATTTCATATAATGTTAGCTAAAGGGCAAATTGATCAGACTCCGTATAATCTAATTATGCTGGACGAAGCAGGTGATTTGAACGAAGTAACATTAGAAATATTTAAAAACCTTAATGGCCGCGTTAAAGTAGCTGTTGGCGATCCTCATCAAAACATTTACACGTTTAACCACACTATTAACTGTTTTGAAGTACTTGAAGGTCAAGGCACTACTTTTAAACTTTCTAAGTCTTTTAGGGTTCCAACTAATATTGCTGAGCCTGTTGAAAAGTTCTGTCAAAAATACCTAAATCCAGAAATGGAATTTAAAGGTATTGA